GTTCCAATTGAGAACATCGCTGAGATTGCCGACAAGTTTACTCGTAATGAGATCATGACGTCGAATGAGATGCGGCAGGTAGTTGGTATGGCTCCCCATTCAGATCCAAAGGCAGATCAATTACTGAATAGCAACATGCCGCAGGGAAGTCCAACTCCAACTGGAGTTACGACAGAAGGAAAGCAAGTTCTTAATCTCGTGCCGTCATCTGTCGACGAGCTTGGTCCAGGACTGAGAAAGAAGGTTCAAAATGGGAGCAGAGGCTAGGCCTGATTTTAGCGGCTATGCCACGAAGGCTGGTCTTAAATGCTCAGATGGCCGGACGATCATGCCGGATGCTTTCAAGCATCAGGACAAGGAGCAGGTTCCCTTGGTCTGGCAGCATGGTCATGGTGAGCCCAGCAATGTACTAGGTCATGCGATTCTCGAGCATCGTGACGATGGCATTTACGCCTACGGTTATTTCAATGAGACCGATCAGGCACAGAATGCCAAGACTCTGGTGACGCATAAGGACATCAAGTCGCTGTCCATTTATGCCAATCAGCTGACGGAGAAGTCGAAACAGGTTCTGCACGGCTTTATCCGTGAGGTAAGTCTGGTTCTGTCCGGCGCGAATCCGGGCGCTCTTATCGACAACATCACTTTGGCTCACGGCGATGGCGAAATGGTCACGCTGGAAGATGAAGCAATTATCTACACTGGCCTGGAGCTCAATCACTCCGATGAGGAGCCTTCGAAGGAGGAAGAGGAAGTAGAACACTCCACGGAGGAGCCGACGGTTCAGGAAATTTATGACTCGATGGATGCTCAGCAGAAAGAAGTTGTTCACTTCATGGTTGCCCAAGCTCTTGAGACTGCGGGAAAAACTACTAACGACGGAACGGCAACCCAGTCTAATACGACTGAGCAGTCGAGCGCCTCAGATGAGTCGAGTACCTCAGATGAGTCGAAGACCTCGGACGAGGAGACTAAGACAGAACTAGTTCATGAGGAAAATAAAGAGGAAGAAGGAGAGCGCATGTCTCGTAATGTCTTCGAGGAGCAGAATGGCAAGAAGAAGAAGCCGGTTCTTAGCCATGACGCCATTAATGGGATCGTCGAAGAGGCGCAGAGGGCCGGTTCGCTGAAGCATGCGGTAGAAGCATATGCACTTAGGCATGGCATCGAAGACATCGACATTCTCTTCCCCGATGCACGCACTCTTGCAGATACGCCCGAATTTGATTCACGGCGTGTCGAGTGGGTCTCCGGTGTCATCAATGGTACGAGGCACTCCCCGTTCTCTCGTATCAAGTCGATCGTAGCCGACATCACTCAGGACGAGGCCAGGGCGCTGGGTTACATCAAGGGCAACCTGAAGAAGGAAGAATTCTTTGGGCTGGTTAAGCGGGTGACGACTCCTTCGACCGTGTACAAGAAGCAGCAGCTTGATCGTGACGACATTGTCGACATCACTGATTTCGATGTTGTCGCCTGGCTGAAGGCTGAGATGCGGTTGATGCTGGACGAGGAGCTCGCACGCGCGATTCTGATTGGTGATGGTCGAGACGTTGCCAGCGAGGACAAGATCAAGGATCCGGCGGGTGCCAGTGAGGGTGCAGGCATTCGCTCGATCATGCTTGATCACGATCTCTACGCTCCCAAGGTAGAGGTCAACCTTGCAGACGCTGGTTCGAACCCCGGCGAGGTTGTCGACGCTCTGATCACGAACATGGGCCTCTACAAAGGCTCGGGTTCGCCGACGTTCTACACCACGATGCCGTTCATGACCTCTCTCCTCCTGACCAAGGATGGTATGGGACGGCGGATGTACCGCAATAAGTCGGAAGTCGCTGCTGAGATGGGTGTTCAGGACATCGTCTACGTCGAAGTGATGGAGCAGGAGGCTGACCTAATCGGCATCGTTGTCAACCTGAAGGACTACACGGTTGGCGCGGATAAGGGTGGCGAGGTCAACTTCTTCGATGACTTCGATATCGACTACAACCAGTACAAGTACCTGTTCGAAACCCGTGTCTCCGGTGGTCTGACGAAGATCCGTTCTGCACTGGTGCTTCAGAAGGCGTAAAGGTAGGTTCTCGATGGGAAGATTTCATGGTCGTGTTGGTTACGGCGAGACCGTAGAAACTGAGCCAGGTGTCTGGGAAGATAGTATCGTCGAGCATTCATATTTCGGAGATGTTGTCCGAAATGCCAGAAATCTTCGCGAAGGAGAGAATCTCAACCCTGATCTCAGTGTACAAAACTCGATCAGTATTGTAGCCGATGCTTATGCCAACGATCATTTCTTTGCCATTCGTTATGTGGAATGGGCGGGGGTCCTGTGGACCGTTTCCTCTGTGGAAGTGCAGGCCCCTCGTCTGTTGTTGCGCTTAGGGGAGGTGTATAATGGGCCAGTCGCGGCTCCAGTTGCACCAACTCCTTGAGACGTTTACAGAGAACGTATATTTTCAGCCACCGACAAACGTGCAGCTGAAATACCCTTGCATTATCTATAAACGTGATTTCGCAGACACGAAATTTGCGAATGACAAGCCATATCATCACACTAAAAGGTATATGGTTACAGTCATTGATCAAGATCCTGATAGTGAGATTCCAGATAAAGTGGCAGAAATGCCCATGAGCCTATTTAACCGCTTTTATACTGCTGATAATCTGAATCACGACGTGTATAATGTGTTCTTCTAAGAGAAGGGAAACAAATGGCACCGCTGACATGGGACGAAGTTGGTGAGCGCCTCTACGAAGTTGGCGTAGACCATGGTGTCTTGTATCTTCCTGACGACGCTGGTGTTTACAACACTGGAGTTGCCTGGAATGGACTCACCACTGTCACGGAATCACCTTCCGGGGCGGAGTCCAACCCGCAGTATGCGGACAACATCAAGTACCTGAATCTGATTTCGGCCGAAGAGTTCGGCGGAACGATCGAGGCGTTTACATACCCCGACGAGTTCGCCGAGTGCGACGGTACCTATGCGCCCTCCGTGGGTGTAGCTGTTGGCCAGCAGAGCCGCAAGATGTTTGGCCTGTCCTATCGGACAAAGGTCGGTAACGACATTGATGGAGCCGACTTTGGCTATAAGCTACATCTCGTTTATGGTGCAACGGCCGCTCCCTCGGAGAAGGCTTACGCAACCATCAACGATTCGCCGGAGGCAATTTCATTCAGCTGGGAGATTACAACTATTCCGGTTCCTGTTACCGATCATAAGCCGACCTCGCTGATTGTGGTCGACTCTACGGAAGTCGACGCAGCCGACCTTACTGCACTCGAGGCTCTGCTGTACGGCAACGGCGCAACAGAAGCAGCTCTTCCGACTCCGGATGCTGTGATTGCGCTGTTCGCAGGACCGTAAACTTACCCTCTCCCCTCTCCCCGCCCGACAGGAGGCCGGAGAATGCTTACGATTGTGGTTCCAGGTGTCGAAATGTTTGACGAACATGGCCAGGAGTTCGTCACTCGAGGCGATGTAACATTGGAGCTAGAGCATTCTCTGGTCTCACTGTCAAAATGGGAGTCTAAATACGAGAAGCCTTTCTTGGGTAAGGACGAGAAGACGACAGAAGAAGTTTTGGACTACATCAAGTTCATGACTTTGACCCCAAATGTTCCCGAAGAAGTTTTCCTCAAACTCAACGAAGCCAATATCACGGCAATCAATGAGCATATCGATGCCAAGATGACCGCGACTTGGTTCAACGAGCCTCCTGGCGCTCCACAAAGTCGAGACGTGATTACTGCTGAGTTGATTTACTACTGGATGATCGCTTTTGAGATTCCTTTTGAGTGCGAGAGGTGGCATCTCAATCGGTTGTTCACTTTGATTCGTGTTTGTAACATCAAGCAGGCAAAGCCGACGAAGATGAGTCGCTCTGAGATCGCAGCTCGGAACCGAGAACTCAATGCGCAACGCAGGAAACAACTCGGTACTAAGGGGTGACATATGAAACTTGCTTGGGATCAAGTCGGAGAACGAAGGTTTGAAACGGGCGTTGATCACGGAGTTCTTTATCTTCATGATGGCCGCGTTGAGGTTTGGAATGGTCTTACAAGCGTAGAAGAATCTTCTGATACCGAGATCAAAGATTATTATCTCGATGGGGTAAAGTATTTGGAGGTTTTTACTCCGGGGGACTTTTCCGGGAAACTAAAAGCAATCACCTATCCCGAGATCTTCGACTCGATTAATGGAATTGTCAGTCTTAATCCAGGGTTTTCCTATTACAACCAACCCGCGAAAAGTTTTGACATGTCCTATCGAACGAAAAAAGGTAATGATCTAGACGGAGTTGATCACGGTTATAAGATTCACATTCTCTACAACGTCTTTGCCAATCCTGATGCTAATACCTTTAGCACAATTGGTGATTCGCCTAATCCAGTCGAGTTTAGTTGGACCTTAACAGGAACTCCGCCGGTAATTAAAGGAATCGGAATCAAACCGACGCTTCATGTTTCTCTTGATTCAGTCACAACACCTCCTGAAATTTTACAGTTATTGGAAGAACGGTTTTATGGTACGGAGATAAGTAATCCTAGTCTTCCGTCTCTAGCAGAGATTGCCGAATATTTCGGGTATCTTGGTGCGCTTATCATCGTCGATCATCGGGATGGTACTTGGTCGGCTATTGACGAGGCAAATACTTACGTCACTATGCTCGACGCCACTACCTTCGAGATCGATGGTGCTGACGCAACATATTCGGATCCCGATACTTATGAAATTTCGTCCACGAATGTTAGTTAGGAGGTGCAATGGCTACAGTTACTGGTCTTACTGCGGAACGAATGTTGGAAATCGAAGCTAGTTCGGTTGTTGATGGTGATGTTGTTGCCGGTAATCTTATTCTAAGTAAACATGACGGCTCCCAGATCAACGCGGGCAGTGTAGTTGGTCCCGTTGGACCAATCGGCCCTCCTGGTGTAGCAATCGTGGCGATTCCGGGCGAGGTTCGAATGTGGCCGAGCTTGGCTCTGCCCGATTTGGTCAAATATGGCAAATGGGCTTGGGCTAATGGAGATCCTTTTGACATAGCTGCTTATCCGGAGGCGGCGGCCAATATCGACGATGTTTGGAACACAGCAATGGGTGCTGCTGCACCGCCAGCTGGTCAATTTCGGGTACCAGACCTACGAGGTCTAGTTCCGGCCTGTCTTGATGCGATGCCTAACGGAAGTCCTCGTGCTAACCGGTTGACTCGAGCTGATGCTATTGTGCTCGCTAAGAATACTGGTAAAGAAGTACATGCGATGGCCGTGGCGGAGATGCCTGCCCATTCGCATCGCTCAGACGGAGCTGGTGGGGCGGGAGGACTAGTTGCTTCTAACGGCGCTCCTCACACACATAGTGGTACGACTAGTGGTCGCACCGCTGCACATAAGCACGGCATGTCTCAGTCACGCTCGTCGTATACCTTTGGCACCTCAGGTATCGGGGCAATTATCGTAGAGATTATCGGTAGGTCAGGTCAGTATAACACCGGTGTCGACATGGATACGGAAACAGTCGATCACGCGCATAATTTCGTCACGGGCGGCGCTTCGGCCTATAACCATCAGCACGGAATCAATACTGCTGGCGGCGGTAGTGGACACGAGAATGTTCAGCCTACGGTCTTTGTGCCTTACATCGTGAAGTTGGACGACGTTTAAAATGAGATTTGAACTGTCAGGAAGCCTAGTTCGCCCAGAACCACTAGCGATCAAGTTTGAAAGCAACCAAACCTTTGATGTCGAGCAGTATCGCGATATGGGTTACACACATTTCGATGTGATTTGCATTGGTGGGGGAGGTGGTATGGGTGGAGGAATCGACACTGCAAATACGGGCACCCTGGTCAGAAATTATGGCGGAGCCGGTGGAGGCGGAGGTTTTCATCGAATCAGAGGCCTTCTCTCTGCGCTTCCGTCGACAGTTTCTGTTGTCGTGGGAGCCGGAGGTAGCTTGGGTACTGAACACGCCTCTAACCCAGCTTCAACTACCGACGGTGGCGATGGTGGCACTTCCTCCTTCAACGATCCTACTTGTCGTGCCTCAGGAGGTAAGGGCGGCAAGCGCGCTCAGTCCAACTCCCTAACAGTTTCGACCCAAGCAAATGGAGGCGACGGTGGACTGGGAAACCGCACTGCTGCAGGCGGTGGAGCTGCCGGAGGAGTTGCTGGAACGCCTACGTCTACAGGCCCAGGAACACCTGGTAGCGGAGGAACAGACGGCACCATATTTTACGATCTGCTCTACCAAACTATCGGACAAGGCGGAGGGGGTGGAGCTGGGGGTGTTGGCAAGTACGGATCAGGGGGAACTACTTGTAATGCAGCTACATCCGGCGGGCGAGGGTCGTACAATCCTGGAGATACACTTGTTTACGGTCCAGGAGGAAGTCCTGCCAACGATGCAGCTAGCGGCTCACAGAGTGTTATTCCTGGAGGAGCCAGTGGAGCCAAGGCAGCCCCTCTGAACGGTTTGCCCTATGTATTTGGGCAGTCCAAGGGAGCTCGAGCTGTGGGTGATCCTGGCGCCGTAATCGTTCGTTTAACCGCGGAATGATGTTTTATGATCACAATTACTCAGAAAGGATCATTCAATCGCACAGAAAGATATTTGCAGCGCTTAAAGCGAGCTGAGCTCGATCAAGTGCTGAACAAGTACGGCAATTTGGGAATGGTGGCGTTGTCCAATGCTACCCCAGTTGAAAGCGGCGAAACAGCACGATCATGGTCCTATTCGATCGTGGCAAAACCGGGATATTACTCCATTCGCTGGCATAACAGTCATATCGAGGATGGAGTACCGATTGCCGTCATCCTTCAGTACGGTCACGGTACTGGAACTGGAGGATACGTCCAGGGTCGAGATTACATCATGCCAGCGATGCGGCCCATATTTGAGCAAATCGCCGAGGAAGCCTGGAGGGAGGTGAATAGAATCTAGTGGCCACCATCGACGACAAAGTCGTTGCGATGAGTTTCGAGTCGAGTAAGTTTGAACAGGGCGTTAATAGAGCTATTCACGCTCTCGACAAGCTGAAAAGCTCGCTCAAGTTTGATGATGCGGGAAAGGGCATCAGTAATGTTAGCCGAGCGCTTGGTCATCTTCAGCTAGGACGGGTTGGTCAGGCTGTCGACCAAGTCAGTAACAAGCTGCGCACTTTCCACCTGGTTGCAATCGGCGTTTTGGCCAATCTTTCCGCTCAGGCAGTGCGGACAGGATTAGCGTTTACTAAATCTTTAACTCTGGATCCGATTATCCAGGGTTACAAAGAGTATGAGACCAAGCTGACCGCAATTCAGACAATTCTGTCCAACACACAGGCTGCGGGCGTCAAGTTGAAGGACGTTACCTCGGCTCTTAACGAGCTTAACCATTACGCTGACAAGACGATCTACAACTTCTCCGAGATGACTCGGAATGTCGGTACCTTTACCGCGGCTGGTGTAGATCTGACTACGGCTGTTGCCTCGATCAAGGGTATTGCGAATCTGGCGGCTGTTTCAGGTTCGAATGCTGAACAGGCATCGACCGCGATGTATCAGCTCTCCCAAGCAATCTCAGCTGGTACAGTTAAACTACAGGATTGGAACTCAGTTGTTAATGCTGGTATGGGCGGTACTCTCTTCCAACGTGCTCTAGCGCAGACCGCTCAGCATATGGGCACTCTCAAAGATGGTGCGGTCACCCTCAAGGGTGCTATGAAGAACGTCACCATCAATGGAGAGTCATTTAGACAGTCGCTGGCCTCGGCTGGACCGGGAAAGAAGTCTTGGCTCACCTCAGGAGTCTTGACGACTACGCTGAAACAGCTTTCAGGGGATTTGACGGACGCCCAGCTGAAAGCAATGGGCTATAACGACGCTCAGGTTAAAGCCATTCAGCAACAGGCCAAGATGGCCGTAAACGCGGCAACGCAGGTCAAGACCCTTTCCCAGTTAATCGACACGACTAAAGAAGCGGTCGGTTCAGGCTGGGCCCAGACCTGGGAGATTATATTTGGTAACTTCGGCGAGGCAAAGACGCTGTTTACAGGTCTGTCTAACGCCATCAACGGCTTTGTTAGTGAATCGGCCAATGCTCGCAACAAGGTCTTAGGCGACTGGAAGCAGCTTGGCGGACGAACGCTGTTTCTCAATGCTTTGAAGCAGGGATTTCATGATCTAGCCGCAGTAGTTCGACCGATTAAGGACGCTTTTCGAGATATTTTCCCTGCAAAAACAGGTAAAGATCTTTATAACCTGACTGTGGGATTCAAGAATCTTATGGACAGGTTAGAGCCCAGTGCCAAGACAGTCGAGAATATTCGCCGCACTTTCCGTGGTCTGTTTGCCTTGCTGGACATCGGTAAACAGGTTATCGGCGGAATTGTCTCGGTCTTTGCCCGTCTAGTCGGAGCTTCGGGCGCCGGTAGTGGAGGCTTTCTTGATCTAACCGGAAATATCGGCGATTTTCTGGTTTCAGTTGATAATGCCCTCAAGAAGGGCGATCGGCTGGCTAATTTCTTCGATCATCTCGGCGCTATTCTTTCTGTTCCCCTAGCGTTTCTAAGCCGCCTTCGGGACGCATTGCTGAACCTATTTTCCGGATTTTCCCCGGGGGGATTTTCTGGTCAAGTAGATGGAATGACCAACGCGCTGACTCCTCTTCAGCGAGTGTTGGAAGCTGTCGCCACGGCGTGGGACACATTCGCAAAAAGCTTCGCCAACGCAGGCAATATCTTCCAGCCTGCGCTTGACGCGATTGTCAAATTGATCGAAGGACTTGGTCCAGGATTGACCACTGCGATTCAGAGCATGAACTTCGAGGCTATTCTGGCTGTGATCCGAACTGGTCTTCTGGGTGGAATCTTCCTGCTGTTCAAGAATTTCTTCGGCAAGGGCTCGCTGCTCGAACAAGTCAGTAAGGGCTTTGCTGGGGGAATCATGGGTAACATCAGCGGCGCCTTCAAGGCTCTCGAGGGCTCGATGACCGCTATCCAGCAGAACATCAAGGCGAAGACACTGAAGGAGATTGCGATTGCAGTTGCTCTCCTGACTGCATCGGTGGTGGCCTTGTCGTTTGTCGACCCGAAGAAGCTTAACTCGGCGATGGCAGCGATCACGGTCATGTTCGCGCAGTTGCTCGGTGCCATGGCGATCATGGACAAGGTGACCAAATCGGCTGGATTCCTACGCATGCCAATCGTCGCAGGTTCTCTAATCTTGCTGGCTGGCGCGATCGATATTCTAGCTATTGCCGTCTTTGCTCTTAGTCGACTCAGTTGGTCGGAGCTCATCAAGGGTTTGGGCGGAGTCACCGTCTTGCTAATTGGTATCACCGCCGCAGCCATTCCGCTATCTGCCAATTCAGCCGGAATGATCCGAGCTGGAGCTGGTATCACGGCAATGGCGGTTGGTATCAACATTCTCGCCCTAGCAGTTCGCAGCATGGGCAGCATGCCTCTGAGTCAGATCGCCAAGGGCCTAGGTGGAATTGCCGCCGGTCTGCTCATCATCGCTGGGGCAATGAAGTTGATGCCACCCAATCTGATTCTAACTGGAGCCGGTCTAGTCGTTACCGCAGTTGGCCTGCGTATTCTGGCCAAAGCCGTGAGTGCGTTCGGTGACTTGGACTGGGGTACGATGGGTAAGGGCCTAGTCGGGATTGCCGGAGCATTAATAGTTATTGCCGGAGCGATGCAGCTGATGCCAGCGACAATGGTCGTCTCAGCTGCCGGTTTGATCTTGGTCTCGATTGCTTTGAAGGGAATCGCCAAGGCAGTCTCGAGTCTAGGTGGAATGTCGGTCGGAGCCCTGGCTAAGGGTTTGATTAGTCTTGCTTTGGCGCTGGGAATCCTGGCCGTCGGTTTGATCGCAATGCAAGGAGCGATTGGAGGCGCAGTTGCACTGGGAATCGCGGCCGCAGGAATCGCCCTCCTGGCCCCGGCTCTGGCTGTCCTAGGTAAGCAGTCATGGGGACAGATTCTGAAGGGATTGATCGCTCTCGCCGCAGCGATTGGAATTCTAGGTGTAGCGGCCGTTCTATTGCAGCCCGCCATTCCCGCTATGTTGGGACTTGGCGCAGCCCTGGTGCTGATTGGTGGTGGTCTGGCTTTGGCCGGTGTTGGGATTGCCCTGATTGGGGTGGGCCTAAGCGCAATCGCTGTAGCAGCACCTACCGCAGCTGGCGTAATTGTACAGGCGTTCGTTCAATTGCAGGAAGGAATCATTAAGAACGCCAAGCTGTTGATCCTCGGTTTGCTCGAGGTAGTCAATCAGTTGGCCAAAGTCGCGCCCAAGTTTGTAAGTGCGATTGTCAAGATCCTGGGTACTGTAATCGACGGGATCATCCAGCTAGCACCGAAGTTGCACGAAGTGATGAACGTTCTGATTGGCTTGATCCTACAAGTGGTGCAGGAGAATCAGGGCAAGATTATCCAGGCCGGATTCAATCTCCTGATTGCTCTACTCGAGGGCATCAGAGACAACTTGCCTCAGGTGACCAAGCTGGTTGCCGATATCGTCATTACTTTGCTCCGCTCTTTGGCACAGCAGCTTAATCGGATTCAGCGCGCGGGAATCACGATCATTCTTAGCTTCGTCAAGGGGATTGTCAGCAATTATGCGCTGATAATCCGCACTGGTCTAAATATCGTGGTTAATTTGATTAAGGGAATTGCCAACAGTGTTGGTAAGGTTGTTACCGCTGCGCTCAGTATCGTCACCACTCTTGTTCGGGCGATTGCCAATAGCTATGTCAAGCTGTTCAAGGTCGGTGCTACTGCAGTGGCCAACTTCATCGAGGGCCTTGGCAGTGCCAGTGCTCGAATCGTTACTGCAGGTGTTAACGCAATCACCAAGTTCATTCGGGCGATTACCAACGGCGCACTCAAGCTAGTTAACGAAGGCGCCAAGGCAATCATCAAGTTCATGAACGGTGTTGCCACGGCGATCGACCAGTACGAGCCACAGATGATTGCTGCTGGGGCTCGGATCGGTGCTGCAATTGTCACTGGTATGGTCAAGGGACTTGCTCAGGCTGCTCCTAATGTTCTCAGGAGTGCTGGAGACCTGGTTGGTAAGGTCAAAAGAAAGCTCGAGTTCTGGAAGAGTCCTCCCGATGCCTATGGTAAGTGGCTCGGTCAGTTGCTTATCTCGGGCTTGGCCACCGGACTGTCGGATACTTCCGAAGCTGTTGACGCTGCAGCAAACATGAGTAAGAGCGTAATCAGCACAGTCGAGGGTATATTTGAGATCACCTCTCCCTCCAAGGTGATGCGCAGACTTGGCCGCGATGTTGCTGCTGGACTTGCCTTGGGTGTGAAAGAAGGCTCCGAGGCAGACGTGCGCCAGGCTCTTCAAGACGTCGTCGGTATGGTCAATCAGCAGATGGCCGATGCCAGGCAGAAGATTGCTGATGCTCGCCAGCAGATAAACAGGGCAGAGAAAGGCAAGAAGCTAACCAAGGAGCAGATTGCAGAAAACAAGAGGTTGAACCAGATCATTACCGAGCAGAATGCAATCTTGGCTAAGTCCACACAATTCCACAAGCTGCTCACGGTTGAGATCGGCAAGCACAAGGGTCGACTGATCGAACTGTCCAAGGAGTACGCGAAGGTTTCGGACCAGTTGGACATCGCTACCAATTTGTTCGAACAGTATCTTGATCAGTATGACAACTTGCCTGAGATTCCGACCGAAGACGCTCAGGGCAACAAGATCACCGATCCCTTGGCGGCTTATATCGAGAGGCTAAAGAAGCAAGCTGGAGATGTTAAAGCATATTCGGACCTTCTTGCGAAACTCAAAGCTGCTGGTCTGGACGACAAAACCTATCAAATGCTGCTCGATGCAGGCCCCGAAGCTGGCATGGCTCTTGCTCAAGGACTGCTCAAAGGTGGCTCAGCGGCTATTCAGCAGGTCAACGCTCTCGACAAGCAGCTCGACAACGCAGCAGCTGGTCTGGCTGATAATGCTGCTAAGGAACTGTACGACGTCGGTAAGAGAGCAGCTCAGGGCTTCGTCAAGGGTCTACAGGATCACAAGAAGGAGATCCTGGCCCAGATGGACGATATTGCCGACGAGATGGTCAAGCGAATCAAGAAGAAGTTGAAGATCAAGTCACCTTCACAGGTCTTTGCCGAGTTCGGCAAGCTGACGGTAGAAGGCTTGGCAACTGGAATCAGCAATTCAGCCTCGATGGTGACTAATGCCATCGATACTCTGGCTGGAGATGCAGCAAGCGCAATGCAGAAGAGCTTGAGTGGGATGTCGGACTTGATCTCACTCGAGATCGATCCTAATCCGACGATTCAACCTATCTTGGACCTGTCTCAGGTACAAACAGCAGCTCAATCACTTGACTCGATTCTCAGCACGGCCCCAATCACCTCCACCAGGTCGTTCGGACAAGCTTCGGCTATCTCTTCCGGACAAGCAACTACTGCTGAGGAAACGGCTGCCGCTGCGGGAGGAACCTCGGTCAAGTTCGAGCAGAACAACTATTCTCCAGAAGCTTTGTCGGAGGTTGATATTTACCGACAGACCAAGAATCAGCTTTCACAGATCAAGTCAGCACTCGCCCTTACGTAAAGGAGGTCTGATGCTAACTGAAGTAAAAGCATATAGCTCTTGGCAATCAGCTCCTGCACTTCTGTTGACCGACAATGGCAGGGCTGAGACCGACTTGATCCAGATTACCAACATCGACGGGTTGGATCCTGTCAAAGCTTCTGTTAATACGTCTCCACTGGGTTCGGTTGATGGCGACGCCTTTGTTGGCAGCAATGTACCAAGCCGAAATATCGTGCTGACCCTGCATCCGAACCCAGATTGGGACAACTACACACACGAGGTCCTACGCCGTCTGATCTATTCATATTTCATGCCCAAGCAGCCAACACGCTTGGTTTTCTATAGCGACGACATGATAACGGTGCATATCGACGGGATTGTCGAGAGTGTAGAAGCAAACATATTTAGCAAAGACCCGGAGTACCTGGTCTCGATTATTTGTCCTGATCCATATTTCACTGCCCACAATCCAACGATTGTCTCCGGACAGTCAGTGCGGACTGGAGGCGATGTAGAGAACATCGACTACCAAGGCAACGTCGAGGCCGGGATCTACGTCAAAGTGATGTTTGCCTCGGGTGCGCTGCCGACCAAGATCGGGATTCAGGTAGGCAGCCCGTTGATCAGCTTCTTCGACGTCGATGCCAGTGTCAGCTCGAGTTTATATTTCGAGATGAGCTCGATACCGACCTCGAAATACGTTCAAAACGTCAATCTGAGTACGGGCGTGATCACCAATCTCTTGTCCAAGATACGGATCAAAGAAGGTTCGCAGTGGCCCCTGCTGCAACCTGGTGAGAGTGACTTCTCGGTCATCACCGATCAAGGAGTGCAGGACTGGGAGCTCGTATATTCTGAGCGCTATGGAGGTCTCTAGTGGATCTCTATACTCTGAATCGCAAGTTCCTCAAGCAGGATCTGATCGAGGTCTTCAAGTCGGTGATCTGGACCGAGCGATACTATGGTGACAGCGAAGTCGAGCTAGTTGTGCCGGTGACATCCGAGAGCATCAAGGCGCTCCCAGAAGGAGCTTTTCTCGGTCTTGACGGCTCGAGCGAGATCATGATCATCGAGACGGCCAGCATCGAACAAGGAGATTTGAAAGTCGTTGGGATGTCGCTACTTCCCTGGCTGAACAATCGCTTCATCCGAGTCTCGAACAAACACGACGAGAAAACCTGGACTTACGGAGCGCTGTCTCCTGGGCACGCTCTGTGGGCGATTGTCTACTACATGTGCTGCGTTGGTAGCCCATATTTGAACGGCAGCATCAATACTGGCATTCCCAATCCGCAGCGATTGGCGATTCCTGGTCTCGGCTTGCGCGATTACGACAAATCGGGCGTTGCTACCACTTTCGCAATTCCTTATGGTCCGGTCTATGACGCTATGCGCGAGATCGCAACCGGCTATGAGATCGGTATGCAGATCACACTCGAGTCGGTCTCCGATACCGCATATTTTCTCGGCTTTCGCAGTTATAAGGGTTTAAATCGGACCAGCAATCAGACAGCTAATCCGATTGTGCGTTTCTCTCCGGCGATGGAGTCACTGATCAATATCAAGGAGCTACGCTCGATCGCTGCTTTGAAGACATTGGCGTTTGCCTTTGCTTCTAACCTTGATGCGGCTTCGGGTTTGAATGCAGGTACTCCTGGCAGCAGTGCTCTAACTGGAGATCAGTATACCGGCTTCGACTTGCGTGCTTTGCAAGTATTCGCCGATGATATTACCAAAGACTCAGTTGAAGGCAGTGCCTCAACCTTGCTCACAGCTCTTAATAGCAGGGCAGCGGTGGCACTGAGTAACAACAGCTTTATCAGAATGGTCGACGGAGAGATCGTACCGACCAATCAATTCCAATATGGCAGGGATTATAACCTAGGCGACATTATTGAGGTGCAGGGTAACAGCGATATCGTACAAACCTCACGAGTAACGGAGTATATTCGTGCACAAGACGAGGCGGGAGAACGAGCTTATCCAACCGTGGCTGCGCTGAGTTAGTCATGGACTACATAATATATTGGGGTATATTGCTGGTCGGGTTTCTAGTGGGGTACTTGACCAGGGTGTTCTTGAACCGATATTCCCACTACACCGGGACAATCGTCGTTAGTGATAGTGAGGGGAAGACGGTATATTCTCTGATGCTCGAGGATTACCCGGAAAAGATTGAATTACGAAAACATGTGCTTTTTAGAGTAGTCAAAGACAATCGCGAGTAAAACATCGCTTATTATGAGACTATATCTAAAGGAGCGCTATGTTTTGGAGAAGCAAGCCAGATCCACTTTTTGACCAAATGACAGAACTTGGCATGGAAGTGGTGGAACTAGATAAAGATGCCGGAGAGCACGTAGCCGCGTTTGAAAGAATGCTTAAGCTGTACGAGTTGCGCGAAAGAATGAAGCGCGAGAACTCGATCAACAAAGACACAATCTTGATCGCAGCCGTGAATCTGCTGGGCATCCTGCTGGTTATCCGCCATGAGCATGTCGGGAACGTCATCACGTCGAAAGCATGGACTATGGTAACCAATCCAAGAATGCCGAGACCCTGAGAGAGTCTAAGATATGGAGGGCCGCTATACGCGGCCTTTCATATTTTTTTCTGGGATTGAATTTTTTCTTTCTTAATCTGAAAAAATCCCCGGGGGGAGATTTTCCTATAAACTCGCAGTTATTACATCGTCTATAATGAAAGGTATTATCTATCGTAAAGGAGTCGTTATGAAGCGCTACGGATTCGGGAATTTCATGATCGATGCCATCCTGATCATCCTTACAGGACCGATTTGGCTGGCGTGGATCTTCATCCGCGAAATGCGTAGGCGTAACACCCTCGTCGTCTAGATATACTGACGAAAACTAGAGTCTGCACCATAGGCTTTAGTTTTTCTCGCAGAAATTACACATTCTATAATGAGACTACTACTACCAAAGGAGAACATCTGATGAAGGTCGTACTTACCGCCGTTGCCATTTACTGGGCAGTGCAGGGAAGTCGTGCCCTCGTCAGCTACGTCCAGGAGCACAAGTAGCTGAGAAAGAGAGGTCCCCACACGGACTTCTCTTTTTCTCGCAAGAAAAACATCCACCATAATAGAGATGCAGGTCGGGCGTCGTCCACACCGAGACGAATAAATCCCAACTGCGTTTATCTTTTTATTTTTCTAAGGAGGTGTGATGCTTAAGAACAAGTCATTCCTAGTCAAGCCAGTTCATGACGCAGATATGAGCTTGACCCCGGTTACGCCGTCCGACTACAACAAGCTTGTCGAGACAATCGCCAAGAGTGCAGTGATTGTGATCGCAGCGTACATGGGCGGCGATACGCTGCGTCAGGTTCTGGTTCACGTCGCCAAGACCGGCATTCAGGCCGAGTAAGGAGATGACATGGCGCGTATCACGTATGGGATTACAGCGAATAAGGATGGAACTATTACCATACGAGTAGGGCGCCAGGTTGAACATATCTCGATCGAGGGCAAGACCCCCGAAGAATTGTGGCAAGCGATCAAGTGGGCTGCCATCAGTAAAGGTATGCCCAGCGACTCGCCGATGTTGATCGAGATTCGGAACAAACTTCGCTCACTTGAAAGGTAATCCCCTAGGCTCTGAAAGGAGCATATTATGAAAAGCACGGTTCTCGTCATCGTCATCATGGCGGTGCTGGCGGGTGTCTTTGCCGCCAAGGGTCAGACCCAGGCCAATCGCTGGGTTCCCGGAAGTCCGTACTACATCACCGAAGAGCGGCTCGGCAATCATCTCGAGCGCACGTACGACTTCGCTTTCTGTGATGGGATCAAGCGCTTCGGCTACATCCGCGGCAGCTTCCTCAACGATCGCTTCCGCGTGTTCGATTGCACCACCGAGTTGAATGACCGGTACTGTTCGAGCGTGCGCTTTGCTGTAGTCAAGGCTCGCCGTTACGGTTACTGGCGTCTGAAGGTCCTTCGCCCGGGTAGCTGCTTCTAATGGAGTGGCTACTCGTCATCCTGATTCTGGGCGTTTGGATCGCTCTTTCCTGCAAAATGGCTGAGACACGTGGCCGTGACAAAGCGACCTGGGGAGTCGTCGGCTTTCTGATCGGGCCGTTCGCTCTGATCCTGCTGGCAATCCTCGGTAAGACCGAGCAGCAGAAGATGCTCGACAAGGCAAACCTGGTGGAGCTGATCAAAATGACAGTTCCTGCGGAACAGCCGGAAGAAGCGGCGTAGTTTCATCGCAGGAAAAACTTCCACTATAACAGAAGGCTTAGGATATGTAGCTATCCAGCTAGGATTTCGCAAGAGATCCTAGCACCTTCCTTTTGTTTTTCCGAAGGAGGTGTCATGATCGTCTACGTCGAGAAGGACAAGTACGGCTTCTTCAGTTTTGTCTGGGACTGCTTCATGGTCCTGATCACCTGTGGGCTGTGGTTGATCTGGATCTTCGTGCGTGAGATGCGCAAACGGAATTCTCAGTTTCCAACTCACCTATGACGTCTTCTAGACGAAAACATAGCAAGGTCTACCGCGTTGTACTGCGTTTCCCACCTGGCCTAAGCAGGTCTGTATTTGTGTCAGGCAAGAACAGAAGAGACGCAGAAAAGCATGCGCTGGCGAAGTATCCGTCAGCGACAGGAATCGATCGTCACCCGGTCTACTAAGATGAAAGGTAAACTATGAACTTGACTGGATGGTCAGGCCTAGTTCAAAAAGCTAAGTTCTTGGTGGACGATAATCTACCTACAATCCTGACTGCAGTAGGAGTTACCGGAACAGTTACGACCGCGGTCTTGACTGGGAGGGCTTCGTTCAAGGCAGCAGAACTGATCCGAAAAGAAGGTGCGTATGATCAATCCAACGGAGAGGTCATCGACACTCCGGAGCTCTCAACTGCCGCTAAAGCCAAGTTGGTTTGGCATCTTTACTTGCCACCCGCTGCTGTGGGTGTCACCACAGTTGCTAGCATTGTCATGGCGAATCGTGTTGCGTCGACAAGGCTTGCGGCACTAACTGTTGCTTCGGCTTTGTCCGAGCGACGCTTCCAGGAGTATCGAGACAAGGTAGCAGAGAAATTCGGAGCTCGTGATGCTACCAAGATGCGAGACGAGATCGCGCAGGAGCGAGTTTTGAAGAATCCTCGCGATACTCGAGAGATTATCATCGCTGGTACGGGCGACGTTCTCTGTTACGACATGTTGACCGGGCGCTATTTCATGAGCTCGGCAGAGAAGATCCGCAAAGCAGAAAATCGGATCAATCACGAATTGAACAACTTCATGCATGCCAGCTTGACTGAATTCTATGAGGAGGTTGGCCTTCCTCCCACTACTTACACCGATATGGTCGGCTGGCATGGTAACGACAATTTGGAGGTACAAATCTCGGCCGTAACGTCTGATGACGAGAAGCCCTGTCTGGCAATCGACTTCACACCACCGCCTAATTCGGAGTATAGGCGCTCTCTTTACGATTGAAGAGCTCACCAACGTTTCATGAAGGAACTCTATGAGTTATATGAAGCCTTGGCGGAAAAGAGAATCAGACGAAGCTAAGTTACAAGTCTGTTTCGAGTGCGGCTTTGCCAAAGGCCGTCATGCTGTTCGCTGTTCGCAATTCAAGATAATCTCCCCGAAAGGAACAAAAAAGTGAAGAAGTATGTTTTCCTGGCAGTGGCCGGTGCACTTTCGCTGGTCACTACAGGAGCGTTCGCTGGTAGTACAGCGGGCACTCCTCGTATTGGCGGAACGGCTCAGCTTGGGCCGGTCTGTTTCGAAAAGAACGGGATTCATGTTCAGAGCGATCAGGGCCCGGTTTCGCTTGGCGGTATCGCTCGTTTCATCAAGCAGAAGCAGAAGTGCACCAATCCGGGCGAAGTCCGGCGCTACATCAAGGTTCCGATTCGGATCAGGATCTCGAAGAAGAACTTCGTTGGACCGCCTGGTCCTGCTGGCCCGAAGGGTGACAAGGGTGACAAGGGTGACCAGGGTGCACAGGGCATTCAGGGTCAGATCGGCGCTACTGGACCGCGGGGTCTTCCTGGCCTGACCGGTCCTGTTGGCCCGATGGGTCCGATTGGTCTGACGGGTCCTGCTGGTCCACAGGGTGAGAAGGGTGAAACTGGTGCTACGGGAGCCACGGGTGCTACTGGCCCGGCTGGTGCTCAGGGTCCTGCAGGTCCGAAGGGTGATACCGGAGCAACTGGTGCCCAAGGACCGAAGGGTGATGACGGAGCAACAGGTCCGGCTGGTCCTATTGGGCCGCAGGGTCTGAAGGGCGACAAGGGTGATGACGGAGCAACAGGTCCTGCTGGTCCCGCTGGTCCCGCTGGCCCGACTGGCCCGGCTGGTCCTCCTGGACTGACTGTCTTCAGTGCCGGTAATGCTGTTGCCACCGGCGACAAGCAATTCACGGTTGCTTGTCCGGATCCGACGACTCAGTTCGCCATCAGTGGCGGTTTCGACATCCAGGGTAGCGTAACCAGGAGCGAAGCCACAGACACTGCTGGTGTTCGTCACTCCGATCCGCTGCTTAACAATGCTTGGACGATCAAGCAGTCCTCGGGAGCTGCGCTCTCGGGTGAAGTGAACGTCCTCTGCACGGTAAAGCCAGCACCGTAAATCCACAACAGGCACACGGGCATCTTATCGGGCTTTTCAAAGTGTGCTGGGTGAGACATCGACAGGCCCGAGTGGGCTCACCCATAAAATTTCTTCTAAAGGGAGAATAAAGAGCGTGCTCAAAAAGACGATTACGTACAAAGACTTCAATGATGAAGAAGTAAGTGAAGATTTCTTCTTCCATTTGTCCAAAGCGGAATTAGTCGAACTTGAGATGAGTCACAAAGGTGGTCTCTCCGCAGCATTGGAACGTATCGTTGCCGCTGAGGACAACCAGAGTATCATCGCCGAGTTCAAGAACATCATATTGAGTGCGTATGGAAAGCGCTCGGACGACGGGAAGCGATTCATCAAGAATCAAGAACTACGAGACGAATTTACCTCGTCCGAAGCCTATTCGACCTTGTTTATGGAGTTGGTAACGAATACTGACGCCGCTACCGAGTTCATCAACGGCATCATTCCGCAAGACATGGTTGCAGAAGCTGAGAAACTGGTGGCTGCCAATCAACAGCAGAAAACTCCAGTGGTAACGCCGATAACTAAACCCGAGCTCGTTAATCGGAAAGACGTCGCAGAAATGCCGCAAGATGACCTGGCTAGACTTGGAGCTCGCATCCAAGCTGGTGAAGTGGAACTAGTGGACTAATAACTCTGAGAGGGGCTCAGAACAGGATAGGTCAGATATTGAGGAACGACAATACCGGGCGGCGTGGAACTGACCCGGCACAAATCGTTCGCCTGTCCACGCAGGAACGCGATGATCGAAGTCCTTTAGGGAACGGTCTCGCTCGCCTATCCTGGTCTAAGCCCCTCGCAGAGAAAACTCGGCCTATAATGAAACCCACTATTTTTAGGAGTTGATATGTCGGGACAGCTCACCACGCTTAAGTTGGCGGCACAGGTTGTCGCGAGC